CCCCCTGGATCGTGATGGTCTTGCCGTTCACCACCTCCTGGGTTTGCTTGCTGGTGCCAGGCCCCTTCAGTCCGAATGGGTTCTTTCGGCCAGACATGTGCTTGCCACGGCCTGACTCGAGGGCCCACTGAGCAGCGACAAGTTCTGGATACTTGGCGCCGTGCTTCTTCGCCGCGCCTTCAATCCCAGCCCAGGTGTTTTCAATGTCTGCCGGGCTGCGCCATTCCTCAACCCAGTCGGCGTTTTCTGCCAGCAGGCACGGATCTGCTTGCTTGATTTGCCAGCCGAGTTTGACAACGGCACGCATCTGGTGCTCGAGGCCCTCGTAGTTGTCCCAGAACTCCAGCCAGCGCTGGTCAGTGAATTGGACGTCTTTGATCGTCATCAGCAAAAGAGGGGGTGTGACCCCCTCCGGTAGACCTCGGCTTTCACCGATTCAAGGCTAAAAAGCTGTTGACGCATGGCAAGTGCCAAGGTCAAGCTGCCACCTTTTCTTCTCCTTTGTCGTTGGCGTCTTCTTTGACCAGAACGATGCAGTCGCCATCAATCTCGACGTTCACGTAGTCCCCGTGGTTCAGGCCGATCTGTGTGGTGTAGGCCCGGCTGACGGGGATCAAGCCCTTGGGTCCCACCTTGAGGCGGTAGGTGGGCTCCTTGCCCAGCCCTTCAGGCATGTTCACGGTGAAGGAGCCAAGGTCATAGCCGTTCGCTTGGCTGAAGGCAGCGAAGAACTTTGACTTCTGCAGCGTGCGCCGACCACCGCGGCTGGCAGTGTAGCCAGCACCTTCAATAAGAGTTTCCAGCTCCACACCCTCATTTGCCTTGAGGTAGTTGAGCAGCTCTTCGCCTTGGAGACGTGCCATGTGACATACACTTGTACGGTGTCAAGTGTATATCAATAGAAGCTGAGCTGACCAGCCTTGTTCATGTAGCTGAAGTTCATTGCACCTTGCACGCCGCCCAAGATGGCATTGCCAATCGTGAAGCCCAAGTTGCCAGTTGACGGCTGTGTTGGCCCGATGTACTCAGGCTTCAGTCCCTTGATCGGCTTGAGCGGATCGAAGTAGATCTCTTCGCGGTACGGCTTGCTCAGGCTGATCACAGAGCTGGTGTAGTCAGCCTGTGCAGATGCAAGCTGCGCCCCGTAGGTCTGTGCACGCCAGCCGAACGACGGGATCGTCAGCTTCGACATGGTTTGATTCAGCATCGACGCTTCGTTGTTGCTGCGCTTGATCGTGGCTGCAGCACGCTCCGTCATGTCCTGCATGCCCAGTGCGTAGCGCCCCAGTTGTTGGGCGTACTCACCCTTGATCGTGCTGTTCAGCAGGCCCAGGCGCACCTTGCGTGAGGTGGCATTCACCTCCAGCTCGCCCCAGCGCTGGCCGAGCTGCTTGGCAGCTTGCATCATCAGCAGCTTGCCGGTCTGTCCTCCGCCCTGGCGGTCAGCACCACGAGCACCCGATTTACTGTCCTCCACCAGGGCGGCAATCTTGTTCAGCTGCCAGCCCAGGTAGTCACGCTGCTCCTCCAGCGCAAGGCTTTGCACCAGTTCCTCGGTGTCCTTGTTGAGCTTGCTGGTGGTCTGTGCGCTCTCGAGTGCCGTCTGGTTGACCTGGTTCAGGTATTGCCTGGTGGTCTCCAGCGTGTCGATCGCCAGGGCCTGCATGCGGTACGGGTAGTCGACCGATGCCTTGGCGAACTCCGTGTTCTGCTCCAGGGCAGCGCGGCTGGTGATCTCTCCGATCCGAGAGCTCAGCTGCTGCGATGCGGCGCCCAGCATCTGCGACTGGTTCGCCTTGTAGTCCGATGCCTTTTGCCGCTCGTTGAAGCGCAGCTGCTCGACACGGGCTTTGTCCCACCACCACTGCGTCTTGGCCGCCAAGTTGGCCAGGCGATATTCCTGCTTGTCCCGCCTGAAGCGGGCCTTGGCTTGCTTCTCAGCGGCCTTGTACTGCGCATCGGCTTGGCTCTTTGCCGAGGCCGCACCAAAGATTGAGGAGCCGATCCCGGCGACAGCTCCAATGACGGCGCCAATAGGAAATGCCATCAGCCCACGCTCCTGGAACGATCGTTGTAGTTGCCTTCCCAGATGGCGCTTGTCACCGTCACGGGCAAGTAGCTGTCACTCTCAACGATAACTCTGCACTCCAGGTTCTTGCTATATACGGGTGCGCGGAATGAGCCTGTGTCAACGAACTTTGTTTCAGTTGTCAGAGTGTTGTTGAGCACGTTAAGAGCACGGCTTCTGTACTCGTAACGGCTGTCGATACTCCTGCCGTTGCGTTTTACCACTACGTCATAGAAGCCTGTGTTAAAGTGGTTTATCTGCCAGGTGGCGACCTGAAGGCGGCCGGCTTGCTCTCCAACCACTCGTGACCTGGCTTGATCTCTGGCGGGAACGAATGCTCTGGTGAACTCGTACTCCATCTTGTAGCGCCTGCCGATTGCCAGCTTTGAGCTGCTCCAGTCGCCCGGCACTGCACAGGTGATTGTGGTGCCTGTCGTGCCGCTGCCCAGTTCGTACATCTTTGGCCCGCTGTTATCTGTCCGTGTCACGATCGTCGTTTTACCCTGCATTTGATATGGCAGTGTGAATGTGGTTTTGTTTGTGGCCGCGTTAAAACTCGCTGCCACGTTATTGGTTGTGGTGGAGTCGCTATTGCACTCTGGGTACATCAGCAGGCGATCCATATGAATGGTCGGTTTGCTGACTTGATCCAGTTCCTCGCTGTTCATAAAGCAGCTGTAGGTTCCGTCTGGATACGACATGAGGAACCACAGCTCGTTGCCGATGAACTTGACCCAGATGATGTCACCATCAAATGTCCACTCGCTCCAGCTGGCCTGGCTTTTACCAAGGTTGTCGGTTGATGACTGCCACAAGTATTTGTACACATAGAGCTTCTTCTTGTCGTTTGGCGTGCGGCATACCATCATGTCAACCGTCTCGCCTACGTCCCAGTGGCTGGCTAGTCCGTCGATGTACTTCGGCACGGATGCCGTCAGGTTCAGGCTGCCTCCCAGGTTCAAGCCAAGTCGCCGAGTTTGCGTCTCGAAAAACTGAAACTCTCTGAAGTTTGTGTAGTTGAACTCGTTGGTTGCAAACAGCACTACCGGGCCGGCGATCTTGGGTCGCAGGTCAGGGTTCATCAGGATGTTGCTTAAGCGCAAGATCGTGGCGGTGCGTGGCGTCAGTACGTCCACGTCGGCAGGTCTGATCTGGAACTGACTGTTGTTGCTGAATGCCAGCAGTGTCTCGTTCACTGGCAGCAGCCAGTTCAAGCGTGTGCTGGTTTCGGATGACGCCCGCAGATCAATCGGATCTGTCTCCAGTACAGCGACTGATGTGTCAGGGAAGAAGTTGAAGATGTCATTTGTTTCACTCAAGACAACGCTTTCGCCTGCGCAGATTGCATAGCGGCCACGGAACAGCACATGGTCCTTGATCTGCTGCCCGACAAAGCTTGGCGTCGGCACAGTGGTCTCGTCTCCAGCCGTTCTCTGTCCCCAGCTCGGGAACGTATAGGTGTAGGTGATGCTGTTGTGCGTGACGCTTCTGGTGGCGCCGTCAGCAGGTCCCACAAAGAAGACCTGCTTTGCTGCCCGGTAGACCACCAGGGGCATGGCGTTCTCGTCCAGCTTGTACTTCTGGCCAGGGCTGAGTGTTTCTACCCATGTGCCCTCACCAAAGCTGCTGCCGTCATTGGTGACGAACTTCACCCAATAGTCGTCTTGTGCGTTCGCCGGCTCCGAGTCGATCTTCACGATGAACCCGTTGGATGCTCGAGCTGGCAGCTGGGAGAAGGTCGAGACGCTGCCACGGATGACGCGGGCCAGCGTGTTTGAGCGGCTGTCATCCAGCTGCAGGGTGAACGCCCCACCGTCGTTCTTGCTGACCAGCACCACAGCGCCATTGGCGGTCGCCGTGTAGCCCGACACGCCATTGATCCGTGTGGCCAGACCGGAGGCCACCGTCGCAGTGCTGATCGTGTTGTTGGTGTCAGTGACCTTGGGCGTGGTCACGGCCGTCAGCGCCGTTCCTGCAAGGGTGACGACGTAGCTGACGTCATAGGTCACGCCCTGCACGAAGATCATTGCGTCGGTCTTGGCCGCGGCCACGGTGGCCGACGACAAGGCTGTGCTCTTCTCTCTGTTCAGAAGCAGGCCCAAAGGCCCGTTGTTGATCAGGACGTACTTCTTGTACAGGTCCGTCAGGTGATGGATGTAGCTGGTGCTGTCACCGACGATTCGCTCATACGGCGAAGCGTTGACCGTCATGCCTGTGCCATGCACGTCCAACTTGCAGGTCAGCCCGTTCAGCAGGATCCGCAGTTCAGTGGTGCTACCCACTGGTGTCAGCGTGACGCTGTAGTTCTCATCGCCAACGACCGGCATCATCTCCGAGTACAGGTCCTGGAAGAACGTGTCGAAGATCCGGCCCGCGTACATCGTCGGGGCTCGCTTCGTCAGTCCTTCCACCGGCGAGCTGTAGGCATTCACCTGCCGCTCACCTTGCCCTGGCAGACGCAGGTGTGGAGGCTGCTGGCTGACGCCTTGGGTCAGTGTGTCGAGCTTGCCCTGGATCAGGCTCGATGGTGCCCGACGAGTGCCGGTGACGTTGGACTTACGACGCATCACACACCTCGGTAACGAAGGCCATCAGAAGGGATGTAGCCAATGCCTTGGCCAACGCCACGGTCATTGCCCCAAAGCAAGTTGTTGCTCAGCCCCCGCTCCTCGTCACGGATCAGCATCGCCCTGGCGTACTCCTCATCCTGAGCGGTGTAGGTGTAGATCGCGTTGCTGTTCAGGTAACGGTCGGAGTAGATCCGAGCAGCACGAATGGTGACGTACTGCTGTGCTGTGTGGGGAAGCTCGTCCCAGCTCAGCTGGCTGACCACGTAGTCCACGATCAGGGACGCGCTCATGCTTGCCCCGAAGGCAAACGTCCGCTTTGCCCTGTCATAGACCTTCAGGCCACGCTGCACGTACTGCTTGTCTGGGTAGCGGTTGGGGCTGAATTGCACGCTCAACGTGTTGCTGGGCAGCACGAACTCGTTCACTGACGTCTTGGTCAGCGGCACGTTCCAGTCCGTGTTCCAGCTCCAGCCCTCAGCTTGAACATCACGAGACACCTCACCCAACGTCTTGCGAGCAAGAGCTGAGTCGGTGATCTCGTTGATTGAGATGTCGCTGAGCTTGTCAACCGGTGCTTCACCGATCACGCTCAGCAACGTGTTGACAGCTTCCAGCTCGGTCATTGTTTCCCTCAGCCGCGGGCGGCAAATAGTTCTTCAGCCAGTTTGATCAGGTCAGCTTTGGTCATGCTGGTGTCCAGGGCGTCCCCATTGGGAGCCAGGTATTCAATCAGCTCTGCCTTCTTCATCGCGGCAAAGTCTGGCTTCTCAGCAGGTGCATCAGTTGTCACCGCAACGGCTTCGACTGATTGATCCTCTGCCCAGCTGACATTCAGCTCAACACCGTCAACTTCGATAGCCATAAAAAAGAGGGGCATTGCTGCCCCTCATTCTGTAACGTCCACCCGTTAAGGGCTAGGCCACAGTGTTGTGGATCTCGACGATGGCTTCAGGACGCAGGTAGCCGAAGCCACATGCGTACTTGGCCACCATCAGAGTGGACTGGTACATGACGTTGTAGTCGTTGCCAGTCATCTGCATCGAGATACCACGCAGACAAACGGCACCAGCTGCGCCCTTCTGGAAGGCAAGCATCTTGGTGTCGCTCATGTTCACAGACGACAGCACAGTGTCGCTGCCGTTCCAGGTGAAGCCTTGCTCACCGGTCGGTGCAGTGACGTTGCCCTGCGTGATGTGGTTGCTGCTGTAGATGCTGAACCCTGCCAGCTGGCTGATCTGCCCCTTGGAGTAGGAGCCATTGGCGCCTTGCTGGTTGAAGTCGAAGTTCACTGCACGGCTGGATTGGATCAGCGTGTAGTACACCTCGGGGCTGCAGACCAGAACGCGACCATCAGCGCTCACGTCCTTCTCGTCGAGTGCCTTGGCAGCTGCAAAGACTGCAGCCACGTAGTCGTCGGCGGTAGGGGTGGCCTTGTTGATGTTCACCCGAGTGCCGGTGCGGGCAGCCTGGTCGGGAGTCAGGCCGGTCGGCAGGTTGGCGGTCAGGTCAGAGGTGCTCTGACGTGCGCCAAGGGTGAGCACACGAGCCAAGCGGCGGTCATAGGCACGGGCAAGAGCTTGGCCCAGTTCGCGGCTGTAGATCGAGCGAATGTCAAAGTGGTTCTTGGCTTCGTCGAGGTCGTACAGAGCGGCGTCTGCAATCAGCAGATCGTCGATCTTGATGACGACTTCGTTCTGAGCCATGTTGCCTTGGCCCTCAATCTGCTTCCCAGGTGTGTGGAAGCGAGCGAGGAAGCGGCCAGTCACGGGGAACTGAGCGCTCTTGCCAGATTGAATGGTGCGCTCTTGCACCATTCCTTTGAAGATGCAGTTCCGCTGGAAAGCGGAGAGCACTTCTCCCGAAAAGACTTTCAGGAACAGGGCATTGTCTTGTGCCCAGGTGCCGGATGCGTTGTTAATTACACCGGGCCTGGACAGGGTTACGTCGGGTGCTGCCACCTTCGGTCTCCTTGTTGAGGGTTTACGGGGTGATCAACAGTTGGAGCTCTTTG